TATAGGGTATCTGGCTTTGATCTCTTGGGCAATGCTATCTGTATCGTGACTCCCACTAATCTCATCAAATATTAACAATTTTTGATTTTGGACAATACCGATCACGCAGTTCATGTTCGATATATTGAAATCCAAGCCGATTCTCAGGGGTTCAAGGCCAATATCAGGTTTGACATTAGTAATATTGTTTTCTCTGGTGAAGCGATCATATACCTGACCCGTAGTTAGATTAATAAACTCCCCATTGAGATAGGCTTGTAACATTGATGGGTCATAGTTGCTTTGCATACGTTCAATAAAATCACTGGGCAAATGTGGGTTGTCTTGTGTCCTCATCTTTATCAACTGCCGATCTGTTCTCTCCTTAGCTTCATCAGTACCAAAAGTGTTATATAGCCACCTAAATCCCTCTGGTGTACTAGCTGCACAAAACTGGCGAACATTACCAGCCCTTAGTCGTCCCAGTATCTTTGGGAAAGCTTTGTCAGCAATAGTTGGTGATACAACATCTATCTCATCAACGAGTACATGACTCAGGTTCAAACCAATAATCCTAGACCAGTTCTCGAAGCTGCGGCATAATAACTTGCTGTCACCTTCTTTGAAGTGCAAAGTATATTCTGGAAGCGGACTAGCTCTGAAAGTATATGGAATCTCATATTGCTCAAGAAACAACTCAAAGTCTGTTTGCCAGATGTCTCTAATCAATGGGGCAGTTGGTTCCATAACAGCACCAATAAATCCAATATTCATAGCTGCCAGCTTGACTGCCATACTGCACAAGGCTCTTGTTTTACCAGCACCATATCCAGCAGAAAGCCCAACTATTTCATTCTGATTATCAAAGAACTGTTGCTGCGGTGGGTGTAAGTCAGCCCTGATCCTATCCAATAAATCATCAGTATCAATATCAACATATCTACTACCTATGTGATCTAGGACTGATCCTTCTCTGTTCAGTATGCTCAAGACATCACCTGACCGACCTTTGCCATTGAGTTTATACAGCCTAAAGCAACTGTTAACTGCCCTGATTTCCTAGCCTCTTTTGCCAGTGATGCGTATTGAGCTAAAACTTCC